TTATAGTGTATTTAATATGTCCTTGTTGCGCTCACGCATGGTTTCTGTGACATGGGCGTATATATCAAGAGTGGTTGCTACATTTTTATGGCCCAGACGCTCTTGTACATATTTAACATCAGCTCCTTTGGCAAGTAAATTAGAAGCGTGTGTATGCCTGAGAGAATGGAAATCAAGCTCAGTGAAGCCAAGCTTGTGATGAATAACATTAAAACAGTGCATCATGGTTCTTGGCTGAATCCATGAGCCATCATCTCTTACAAGCACCATATGTATTGATTCGCCAGCCGGTTCATAAGTAAGTCTCTTAGAGTCATCCTCAAGTGTTTCACAGTAGATATAATTGTAGTATTCATTATAGTACTGTTCACATTCCTTTTCATGTTCGTACAGTCTTTTAAGTTCTGAAAGTGTTATATCATCAAGTTCTATGGTACGAAATGAATCATATTTAGGATTTTCCAGATACCATTTATCATTATGGTTCTGTACCTGTCTGTTAACGCTCAATATTCCTTTAGCAAAGTCTATATCATTCCACATAAGACCAAATATCTCACCCAGACGCATACCGCACCTATAAGCGAGCAGGAGCGGCATGTGATATATATGGCCCTGTGCAAATGTTTTAAAGACAGTATCAAGCTGTTCATCAGTCCATACAACTCTTACTTTCTTTTTTGTTTTAACCTCTGCCTTTGCTCTTGGAAGCGGAAGAGAAATAGTAGCAGAAGGATCATCATTAATAAATCTTGCAGTAGTCTTTGCATAGGCAAATGACTTGGTAAGAATACCCTTAACATTGCCGAGAGAGTTTCTTGACATTCCGGTATTAAAAAGATTGTTTATAAGCTCCTGGAGAAGGCTTGGCTCTATGTCTTTAAGATAATACGAACCAATAGCCGGCTTTATATATAAATCAATTTTCTTTTTATAAGTTGATGCTGTATTAGCCTTTAGATTAACCTTGCAGTAATTATCAATCCAGTAATCCATGTAATCAGATACAGAGATATTAGATGGAGTGAAGCTCTTGCCAGTCTGTTTATATTGTGTGTATGCTGCCATACCGGCTTCATATGCCTCAGATTGGTTCTTAAATCCGCTCTTGGTAATCCACTTCCTTTTGCTATCTACAGGGGCAGATTCGAAACGATAGGCCCATAGATTGCCACGCTTATATGTAAGGACCTTAGATATTTTCTTTTTCATATTAATCATTCCTTTCTGTTTTTAGAGTTGCACCGGTGCAACTCTAAAAATGGGTATAAAAATAACACCTACTTGCAAAAGCGGTGTTTCAAATGATATAATATGGCTTGTCTAGGGCGATTATATCATTGAGCACAGCTTAATTGTAAGTCGCGGGTAAAAGCTCTTGTGTTGGTAGCACAGGGGCTTTTATTTTAGTTTTTCTTTTTTCAGTTATTACTAGTTTTAGGTCTATGACATAGTCTGTAATTATATTTTAAACACAGATGTTATGGATCAGTTTCAGATGTTGCTGCCACATCCGCATAAGTATCTTGTAGATTTGGAGCATTGTCGTTTTTTTCCTCTTGATTATAATTTGTGATACTTGTCATTAAAGTAGATGTGTATAATTTAAATCTTCTTTGATAATCTATAGGAATACCTGTCATGTGGCAATATAGTTTACTCATATCACTTCCATAGCTATTCAAATATGTAGATAATTCAGTTATGAATCCATATTCTAAATATTTATTATTTAATAAAATAATCATTGATAAAATAAGACTCCATATATTATCATATGTTTTATTAATTTCATTTGTATATAAAAGCGTATTTTCAAATATATGATTAGCACTATGAAAAAGTGGAGATCTATATTTAACAAAATCAAGATTATGAGTTGCTTTATTTCTAAATTTACGAACAATATTTAGGGCACTTAGTAAAACATTAGCTTTAGCTTCATTGTCTATATTAGAAACGGATAAAAGCCGGAAATATGTAAACATATCTTCTTTGTCTTCGGTTTTTAGATATTTATATATATCTGTTGTAGAAGAAAAAGATACGTTTTTGAATAATATCCATGGTGGAATGTGATCCTTTGTGTTTCTATAATGAGATGTTGGTGTATCATGGGTTTCATTGCATAATTTTAAAGTGTCATTTAATAAATTTCTAAGATGCTGCCGTTTGTCTTTGTCATTAGAGTATTTGTAATTCTTAGGATTTAGATATTCAGTTTCTTTCTCAGATATGTTTTTGGCAATGACATAAGAAAGAATAGTTTTAAATGAATTCTCTGCATATCCAGCATATTTAACGATAACACCTTGAATATTTTTGTTAAATATATGTGTTGCAAATAACTGTTCAATTCCTAATCCTGGTATAAATACATCATCCTTTTGGTACAAATCTTTATAACCATTAACGAGGTCATAGTATGATATAGAAGATAATGCCTCAAGTGCGTAATCGCGGTTATTTATAACTAAATGTTTTTCATTGATAAGTTTATTTATTTGTTCTTCAAAAGTTAAAAAAGGTTTATCCAATATAGTTTTCTCCATAATAAAATAAAATCGAAAAAGCCCTGCTACAAATAGTATGTAGCAAGGCTTTTTCTTCGCTGTCCATTTAAGTATCAGCTATTTAACTTGACTACATTATATTTGTAAGGAAACTAAAAGTCAATAATTTTCAAATAAAATTTTATATTATTTTAACAGTATCTCCTAAATTGATAATATTGTTTTGCGGTCTTTGTATTTTAGCTATCTGATCTTTATTGACAAGTAGTTCTTCGGTAGAGTATACTTTGTGGGATTCCTCAAAAGGATTTACAAATGCAGTAAAATTGACTTCTGATTTTTTTCCACAAATTGAAAATTCATCAAAGACCTCTTGTATTTGTAATACATCTTTAATATGATCAAGAGTACCAAGGCTTTCTCCAGAATCAGGATCCACTATTTCAGGACCAATTTCTAGAATTTGAACATTTTCACCTATTTGGGCACCTTTGGATTTTCCATAATTAATCAAAATAGAGTACTTGTCTAAAATTCTAATGACTTTAGCTGTTTTCATAATAAATCTCCTTAAAATTAATATTTCTGTCTGTTTTCTACTACTTTACCAATAATTTTAACTGGTTTATTTATAATTTCTTCATTATTGAAGTATGGTCCTCAATATGGGTATGTAATTATAAATATTGTTTTATAGCATTTATAATTTTGTCTTTATATGCATATAAATCATTTAGAGATTCTAAGTAATATCTTGTGAAATTTTTATTTTCATCAGGTATTAAAATTTGTTTTTTCTTTGTATCTAAATTCAGTCTACATATAGGTTTACGATTATTATCTTTATAGAGAATACTAAAATAGCTTTCTGTATCTCGATACACAATATCATTAATATTTGTGATTTCAACTAACATACCACGTATAATATAAAATGATTCAATTTCTTCCTCTGTAGTAATAATTTTACTTTCAGGTATATTAGGAGTTTCTTCTGCAACTTCATCTATGTTATCAGAATCATCTGGCGTTAAAGCAGATGATATTTTTTGATTAACAATATCGTTAATAAATGTATTGCAGGATTTTTTTACTATAGGTTTGAATTTATCTATAACTTTTTGACTTTTAAGTCCGTCATATACTTCATTTAATATAAATCGAACATAATCATCTGTAGGGTCATCAAGAAGTTTTTTTAAATATTCTTTAATAAGATTAGAGTATTTTAAATCAGAGGCTGTGCTTAATATTTTATCTTTATCAAAAATTTGTTTGCTAAACTTTTTAAGTTCGTTTACAAGATTTTCTTTCAAATCAAGCATATTTATCTCTAAAAAAGGAACTAAGTCCATTTTGTTTGCCTCATCTAAATCAGTATAAAAACGATATACTATTCCATTTGTAAGTATTCCAAATTTTGCGCTAGAAGTGCTGAAATAGCGGAATAATTGAGAACCATGTTTATCCAAGGATTCACTACAACTTTTACATTCAATTAAAATAATAGGTTCATTATTGATAATGATTGCGTAATCGACTTTTTCACCTTTTTTTATACCAACATCAGCAGTGTATTCAGGACAAAATTCCATAGGATTAAATATGTCATAGCCTAGTGCCTGAAAGAAAGGCATAACGAAAGATGTTTTTGTTGCTTCTTCTGTTTGAATTGAATCTTTTAATGTAGCAATGCGCTGTGAAAGCTGTTTAATAGTATCAATAAATTCCATAACGAATCCTCCTTAGTTTCTATGTGCAAATATTTCAACTACTTGAACATCTTTGCACTGTTTGTCATAATCTCCATTTTCAATGTGTTTCATCTCGTGATGATACGCTTTCATAAGCTGCTCCAGGGAGTGCCTAGAGTTTAATACAATAGTGTATGTATCATCATTACAATGCATAGTGTATGCCTTAATTGTCACAGGCATATCAGCGTATACAATATTAGTATCCAATTTCTTTTCACCCTCTTACTGTTAATCGTTGTTGTTAGACATTCGGTCAATCATCTCCTTTACAAACTGAATATCTTCTTTTTTAACCTTGCGAGAAGCGTCAAAGAGAACTTTGTATTCAGGATTCTCATACATAAACTGAGCCATATCTCTGGCATCATCATCAAGGTAGTACACGTCATTGTCACTACTTGTATCTGTAGAAAGCTTTTTTGTTGCTAAATCATTCATATCTATATTGAATATCTCTGATAATTTTTTTAATGCCTTAAGAGGTGGCTCTGATACACCAGATTCCCACTTCTGTATAGTTGTAAATGATTTATATCCCAGTTTATTTGCTATATCGTCTTGAGAATATCCTTTTTTTGTTCTTAAGAAACGTATGTTTTCACCAAGGCACATAACATGTCACCTCCTTGTTAATTTATATGAGCATATTATAATAAATTTGAAATAAATTCAAGTGTATTTGAATAAAAAGAGAAAAAACTTGAAAATAATTCAAAAACAGTATTGACACTTGAAAATAAATCAAGTAATATATGCTTGAAAATAATTCAAGTGGAAATGAGGTGATTTAAAATTGAATTCAATAGAAATGCAGTTTTCCGTTAAAGAATTAAGGGCAAGGAAAGATGAAACCCAAGAACAGGTTGCAAATGCAATAGGCATTTCTCCTCAGACCTATTGTTCATGGGAAAAAGATATATCTAATGTTGCGGTTAGTAAAGTTAGAGCCCTTGCAGAGCATTTCGGAGTAACACTTAACCAGATAAAGCTTTAATTTTTTTACCCTGTAACTTGAAAATAAATCAAGCAATTATCTATTCAAGGAGGTGAGAGAGTGAATTATACAGCAGTAGCGATAACAGCAATTATCTGCATAACAATATTGGTGTTATGCCATGAACCTAAGAGGAAATAGATTAAGGAAAGGAGCAGGCTTATGAAGATAGCAACAATAAAGAGAGAGCCGGAGGATATGGTGTATACAGTGGAGGAAGTGGCAACAATCATGCGAGCTTCTAAACAGTATGTTTATACACTTATCAACGCAAATCAGATAAGGGTGCTTAAAATCCCTCATACAAGAATAAGAAAGTCAGAGCTTGAAAGATTCTTCAGGGATAATGAGGGAAAGGATTTAACGAATCCGAATGAACCAAAGGATATTGTAATTTAGGAAAGGAAAATAATATGCGACGAGTAGGATTAATAATATCTTACAACAAGAGAATCAATGAGAATCTTAGGAATGGTAACACGGAGCTGGCTGCCAGATGGTATACAAGGCTGAGATTGTTGGAGATATTCAGCTTTGTACCAGAAGGAGCTTACAGACTTCCAACCATATAAAAAAGAGCCGCTTGGACCAGCGGCTCAGTACTTAGAACATTAAATGCTCTGCAAATATAACAATATTATTGTATCAGAAATGTTCAGGTACATCAAGAAAAATTAATAAAATGGTCTTTTTTCTTGGGCTTGTAATGAATATTAACAAGTCTGCAAAAAAGATTATTAAAAGGGGTGTACATGAAAAGAAGAGGTACAAGGTACATTCCCTATGACTATGAAGCGGCAATTGATAAATCTGTAGAAGATATGAATGAGGTCTTCATGGAGTACATGCTGAAGACCAAATACAGGTGCGTCTACACATGTAAGGAGATTCGAGCAGGTAATCAACTCGAAATAGAAATATATCCAGAGTTCACCAGGAAAGAGGACATTCCGGAAGAAGGGAGAATTAGGGATAAAGAAACTCAGAGAAACCTGAACAATAAGAATGCCATTAAATATTGTGGAAGACTCATTATAGAGAATTTCACAAATAATGATATATGGATGACGCTTACATATGCAGAAGGGAATGAGCCAGCATGCTGGGATGAGGCTGTAAAGAATATGACTAATTACATCCGGCGAATTAATTACAGACGCAAGAAGCTGGGCTTGCCTAAAGCCAAGTACATATATGTTACAGAACATGATCCTGACGCAAAGATACGCTGGCATCATCATGTGATTATGGACGGGCTTCTTGACAGAGACGTATGTGAGAAGTTGTGGAAGCTGGGAGACCGTTCCCAGTCAAAGCGACTTGAGGAAGATGCTTATGGTCTTGTAGGAATGGCTAAATACATAACAAAGGACAAGCACCGACAGAAAAATGAGAAGCGGTGGAACTGCTCCACAGGACTTAGACAATTCAGAGTTCGTAAGGTTCGTTCTAAGAGAAAGGGCGGAAATGGGCGGTATGTTCCTGTAAGCAAATATATAGACACATTTGTAAGAGATAAGGCTGCGAGGGAAGCAGAGATACAAGCCTGGCATCCAGAATATTCTCTTCTGGAATCACAGGTTTATTACAACGGAGTTAATGGGATGTTCTATATAACGGCAAGACTCCGGGATTGGAGAAAGAGAGATGCAAAAGGTAGATGTATACATCCAAACGACAGCTAGAGGACCAGCAGTCCGTAAGCATGTCGCATACATGTATGTCTTAAAGATAGTTATTAATGGCAAGGAATTTATCCGTAATGGCAAAGGCGTGATGGAGAATGTAACAGAGAACCAGGCGGCTTTGCAGGCAATAATACATGCACTTATGCGTTTCCATGAAAACTGTGAAATCCGCATAAATACTAGTTGCGGACACGTGTTGAACAGCTGTAGGAACTTTTGGCCGCAACAATGGGAAAAAGCCGGATGGACGAAAGCTAATGGGAAAGAGGTAAAAAATGCGGACTTGTGGCAGCAGTACTTAAATGTCAGCCGCGGTCATGTAATCAGCTGGTCGAATGATAAAGAGCATGAGTTCAGCAGGTACATGGAATATGAGCTTAAGAAAATGGAGAAATCATGGACGAAGTAAAAATAAAAAGAGAGCTGGCTCGCCTCAAGTGGCTAAGAAAAGCGGCGTATATGATGCCGCCTTGTAAAACATCAGACGAGACAAGCCTTAAGGTTGCTAATCTTACGATACTTGGCGGAGAGATAGCAAAACTGGAGAGACAGTTATATGTATGCCAGCATCCAGAGATAGACAATACATAATTTGAAACGGCACAAAGCCGCATAAAATCAGAATGGGAGTAGCATTTTACTCTAAAAGTATCTACATACTTATCCGTATACGCGGTTAAGAATATATCACATAGCAAAATCTGGCAGCAGTTCCGCCCTGTGCGCGGGGCGGGGAAAGGAGACATATGGAAAGCATAATGCAGGATGTAAAGGAATGTTATATATGCCGGCAGATAATGACGCAGAATAACATTTTCAGACGACTTCCGTCTAATGGGCTTGAGTGTCATCACATAATGCATGGAACAGCGAATAGGAAGATATCAGAGCATTACGGTTTAAAGGTATGGCTGTGTCCAGAACATCACAGAACGGGTAAGAAAGCTGTACATAAATGCAGGGAAACAGACTTAAAGCTAATAAGAGCAGGTCAAACGAGATTTGAGCAGGTATTCAGTCATAGTGAGTGGATGCAGGTGTTCATGAAGAATTATTTGTAGGAGGACACAATATGTTTGAAGTATTTGGAGAGTTTGATAGTGCAGAAGAGATTAACAAGGCAGCAGCTGCACAGCTTGCGCAGGGAGACACACAGGCTGTAAGAGATATAGCAAGAGAGAATGGCCTTGATTCGGCTGATGCAGAGGATTATATAGCAGGAGATGTGACAGAACTGTGCAATCCGCTTATGGCGGCACTGGGAAAATTAAAAATCGAAAAAACAGATCTTGAAATTAAAGGTGTCTTAGAAGATTGGTATGACATAGTAATTGATGTGTGTACTAATGATGAAAAAGTAAGGGCAGCAGTCAGGCGTAAGGATAAGAGTCTGAAGGTGTTTATGAGCCTGATTCTCGCAAAAGCATTTGATACGAAAGAGCTTGTAAGCAGTAAGATTGTGGAAATTACTAAGGTAAAAAACGGTAAAGAGCAAATGAGAAGTCCAGTATACCTTGGAATTCCCAACAGAGTTGAAATAAGGAATATATGTAAGGGTTATTACTTAAAATAGGAGGTTCACATGAAAGCAATAAAAGCATTTAATTCAGATTTATGTGCAACTCTGGGGAAAGGCGTAATGCAGTACGAACCAGGTAAGACTTACAAGGAAAGTGAAGCTAAATGTGCTCGCAATGGTTTCCATTGTGCAGAAAATCCACTGTGTGCATTAGGATATTACGGAGGTTTGGACTCTAGATTTTTTATCGTGGAAGCAGGAGGAGAAGTTAACCAGGATGGAAATGGCACGAGAATATCGTGTACAGAAATAACACTGCTTAAAGAAATAACCAGAATACAGCTTGCAGCGCTTGCATGTGAATATATTCGGAAACACCCAGACAGAGAGGAAAAAGGAACACATCTTAATCGTGATGTAGGATCCGTAAATTTAAAAGGAGATTTTATTATAGTAAGAGGCAAAGAGCCGAGAGGCAGAGGAGTTAAAGGCTCTTATATATTCCTGATTAAAGAGAAAAGAGATAGTCTGGAAATAGAATCGATACAGGTCTTATATGTAGACGGAACAAAGATAAAAGCAGATAAGTACTATAGATTGGGGGATGGCGCAATATGCAAAGAAAAGAATTAAGAGCATTAAAACGCATATATGCGACACCGACAATGAAAAGGATTGCACAGGATAATAAGCTGGATAAGCCGATTGTTTATAAATACAGCTGGCGTAAATACACATACAGCACAAAATATGACCTGATGCTTAGGTGTCAGAGCCGGGGTTCTATTCTTATGATTGCAGTATTTTTTCCGGATGATGTAGCAAAAGGGTTTAAGTATCCTGCATATGAAATATATTGCAATCCTAAAGGATGTGAATACATCACAAGAGAAAGAAATCCCGAAGACGGTGAAGAAATAAGATGGACAAATGCACTCGTATTTAATCTTGAAAGAATTGATACAATAAGATTCTTTGATTATGAGCCTGACTTGAAAATAAGAAAAAGAACAATATGGCAGAATAATGATGGTAAAAAGGAGATAAAACAATTTCTAGGAACCAATAGGAGCGGACTTGAAGGGCTTATTGAATATCAGCATCGTTGTAAATCATATAGTATTAAAAAAGTTGAAGAAAAGGAACAGGAACCGTGGGATGAGGAACTGGCGTTAACCCCGCCTGTGCTGAAAGGATTCGAGAGATGGTCCAAGCATGAGGCTATGAATGAAAACTTTATTTTTTATGAGAGTATACACAGTCCTACAGGGTATTGTTCCTACTGTGAAAAGGAAGTCCCACTTATAAAACCGAAACGAAACGGAGAAGGTAAATGCCCTTGCTGCCATAAGAAAATTACATTTAAGCTTAGAAGCAAGATAAAAGGTTTAAGAACACGGGCAATATCAACAAGCTGTATACAAAGGATTGAAGGTGGATATGTTGTAAGAACATTTGAAGTTCATTCTGCATACAGGAATGCAACATACGATAAACCGGATTGGTCATTTATAGAATATCAGAGAACATTCATGTATAGCGATGGACGAATAACAACATATGAATACGAAAAATATAAGAATAAATACTTTAGATTCTGCAAACAGAAAAGTAAGCTCCCGTATGAATATTACGACGGAAAGATTAAGCTTTATCCCAGAAATCTAAGTCTTTTAAAGAAAAGTGTATTAAGAAACAGTGCAATTGACTTGTGGCCGGTTCTGCCATGCAGCCTTGTAAAGTATTTGTATGTAGAAAAAGGCAATCCGGCAATAGAAATGTTGGCAAAAATAAAGCTTTTTGGACTGGCAAAGGAAATTATCAAAACAGGATATGATAAAAATTTACTAAACCAGGATGAAACGGAATTAGCCAAGATGCTCAAAATTGATAATGCCCGCCTTAAAAGATTAAAAAATATGACTCCAACGCTTGTAACATTGAAGTGGATGCAGTATGAAAAGCTGGTAAATACAATATGGCCAGACGATATGATATCTGAATTCGGGCAGAATGAAATAGAAGTAAGTGAGCTTAAATTTCTACCTAAGCCAATAAAATATCTGAAAGTATACAACTACATAAGACGGCAGCAGATATTAAGCGGAGAGACCTTTAAACAGACATTTATTACATACAGAGATTATTATTACCTTGCAGAAGAAAATAAATGGAATATTGCTAGCACGCAGATTTCTATGCCGAAGAATCTCGAACAGGCACATATGAATGCAATATTATTTTCTCGTGGAACATCTATAAAGAATCAGACGGAAAAGTTAGAAAAGAAATGGCCATTGTGCAATAAGATTCTGCCGGATTTAAAGAAATATGAATACAGCAATAACGAATATTCGGTTGTAGCACCTGTATGTATAGAGGATATGGTTCGAGAAGGGATAGCATTAAATCATTGTATGGACCATGCAGATTTTTACTATGACAGGATTCAGCAGAGAGAAGCATATCCATTTTTTCTGAGGAAGACTAACCAGAAAGATATGCCTTGGTACACACTTGAAGTAGAAGCTTCCGGAAACATAAGGCAGAAAAGAACAACTGGAGATAATCAGAACCCAGACCTTGAGCCAGCAATACCATTTCTATATGAATTTATGGAGCATTTTAAGCAGGTTATGAATGCGGAAGACATAAAGCAGGGAATAAAAGCAGATAAAAAGCGTAAGGAAGAGTATAAGAAGCTGAGAGAGGAACAGAAGAAGGTATGGCGTGGTAAGTTGGCCGGACAGTTGCTTGCGGATGTTCTGGAAGCGGATTTTATGCAGGCAATTTAACAGAAGGAGAAGCAAAATATGATAGAGATAATACCTACAGGAACATTTGATGAGTGGCAGCAGGCATTGGATACAGAATTTAGTAAGAGTGCGGAAAGCTTTATAAGAATAGGCTATCTTTTAAAAGTGGCCAGAGATACAGATATTCTTGGGGATACACCATATTCAAATGTAATCGATTATGCCAAAACAAGATACGGCTTGGATAAGACACAGGTATCCAGATTCATTGCTATAAATGAGAGGTTTGGAAGTAAAGAAGATGATTCTACCCTGGAGGATAAGTATAAAGGATTTGGATATGCCAAACTTGCTTTAATGCTTAATATGCCGGATGAAATCATAGAAGAGATATCTCCAGGTTATTCTAAATCTGAAATAGAGGATATTAAGAAGGAAATCGATGAGGAAAAGAAGCTATCAGACATAGAGATCCTGATTGAGGGTAAAGATGAAAGTGTGAAAGAACTTAATGAGCTTGAGCAGGTACTGCATCAGCTGTTCCATGACAATCCGGAACTGTTCACAAAGATACATACATCAACATATGAGACAGCGGAGCTGATAGATATATTAGCTCCTACAGGAGAAATGATATATTCAGTGCGCCTGCAGGGTGTTGGCCGCCTTATGCTAAGTATCAAGGCAGACTCTGGAAGAATAACGATAACCAATGTGCGAAGCATGGATAAGACAGAGTGGAACATAGAGGACATTGCGGAAGCTGTGATAAATATATTTAACATGGCAGTGGATACAGAAGATCCGGCTAAGGCGTGGACGAGCATCTATAAAGAGGAATATCCGAAAAAAGCAGAAGTTGCACCGGTGCAACAGGAAAAGCCAGTGCAGAGGAAAGAAAAGAAGGTGCAGAAAGCCAAGATTGAGAAACCTAAGCCCCAGCCAGTAGAAGAGGAACAGATACCAGGGCAGGACAGCGTGCTTAATCATCCGGAGTATTTACCGGAAAACAGCAATAATAAGGCAGATTCCACAGAAAATGTGCAGAAAACAGATACATTTGTGGATAAGCAGCAGGAAAAACCGCCATATTCTGAAAAAGTTTCTATAGAGGAAGAAAAAACAGAGCCAGAAATGCCAACATGTGAGGACGCTTCGGAGAGTATAGAAAGCTTTATGAACTGCTGGGAAACAATATGTGAGGCAAACCGCAAGATTGCGCTGTTTATCGAGGATTACAGCACAATGGATGTGACACCTGACAACATGGCAATAGAAGCTGTCCGTATAAATGCAGTAACATTAGCTAACGAATTAGAGCATTTGAAAACGCTGTAAACCGCATAAAATCAGAATGGGAGGTCGAATATGGCAATAGGAATAATATGTTATATAGCAGGAGTAGCAACGACATTAATAGTGATGGAATTTTGTAAGGCAGGGAGGAACAACTAATGAATAGAGACTGTATATTGTTTAACGAAAAGCAGGCAGATTGTAGAGGGCTGGATAAGCTGTATTGTGCAATAGAGGACAAGCCTTGTCTGTTCTATAAGCCAGAGGCACTGTATAACAGAGATGGAAGTAAGAAAAAGTATAAAGGGAAGGTGAAATAGATGCGAAAGGCAATTCCTAAGCATACAAGAGAATTAGTGTATGCGAAATGCAACGGTCATTGTGCTTATTGCGGCTGTGATTTGGAATATAAAAACATGCAGGTAGACCATGTTATTCCACTAAACGGATGGAGCGAACAAGGTTCAGATACTATTGACAATATGCTTCCGGCTTGTAGGAGCTGTAATCATTATAAAAGTAGATCAACATTAGAAGGATTTCGTCAAATGCTTGAAGCTATGCCTGATACATTAATGCGAGATTGTGTTACATACAAAAATGCCGTTAGATTTGGTTTGGTAATACCTAACAAAAGGCCGATTAAATTTTATTTTGAGAAATTATCAAAACTAGATGTGACAAACGCATTAGAGATAGTTAAGGAGGGTGATTCATAATGCTAATATTGCAAATTAAGAAAAAATGGTTCGACATGATTCTTTCTGGAAAGAAGAAAGAAGAATATCGAGAAATAAAAGAATATTACGAAACAAGATTCCAGAATCTGTTCGGAGCAATAACTATATATCCATCAAGTATTTTCTCACATAGAAGCAAATATGAACTGTTGCAGGGCGAGGCAGTACCAGAGGAGATAAGGAAAGACAGTGTTCAGGAGATTATTTTCCGTAATGGATATAGCAAGGATTCTAAAGCAATAAAAGCAAGATGTAGATTAAGGATTGGAAAAGGTAGACCAGAGTGGGGAGCTGAACCAGATAAGCAGTATTATATTTTGGAAATCTTGGATAAGGAAAAACTGGCAGCAGATATGTAGAGGGGGTGTATGTATGTCAAGGTTATACTGGTACGGACATGTTAAGAAGATGTGCGAAAGATGTGCGGATACAGAGAGTAATAATCTTCAGGAACTTATGTATGAATCGGCTATAACAGAGACGATAGACGAGTTCATGAAGCAGGAGAATGGAGAAATTAAGCTGGAAGTTGTTAAGATGGTGCTTTTTGACAGGACAGAGACAGTGATCGGAGCTGCACATAAGGTCAATTATTCGGCTGACACGATTTATCCGTGGATAAGCGAATTTGTCAAAAAGGTTGGAAAAAGAGTCGGATTTTAATATACATACATTCAACTTCACGAAACAGACACACAATAATATGCAAAAATCAAGTTATCCAATAACAGGGTGGCTTGATTTTTTTTATTGAGGCGGGACCTCTATAAAGAAACTTAGAGGTGGAATTATGGCAAAAGGCAAATACGAGGAATGGCTGACGGAGGAGAAGCTGACTCTTCTTAGCGGCTGGGCAAGGGACGGTCTGACAGATGAGCAGATAGCCCATAACATGGGAATTTCACGCAGCACATTAAATGAGTGGAAGAAAAAGTATTCGGACATTTCGGACACCCTAAAAAGGAATAAAGAAATTGTTGATATACAGGTGGAAAATGCACTGTTAAGAAGGGCATTAGGCTACAAGTACAAGGAGATAACAAGGGAATCCTCAAAAGATGATATTGGAAAAATGGTTATCACTAAAGAAGTCACAAAAGAGGTTGTCCCAGACACAACCGCCCAGATATTCTGGCTTAAAAACCGCCGTCCTGACAAGTGGCGAGATAAGCCTGTACCTGTCAATGAAGAGGTTTATGAAGATGATGGATTATTGGCGGCGCTGGATGCTCAGATAGATGACATGGAAGATGACAGCTACATGCTGGAGGATGAGAATGAAGATAGCTGAATTTAAGTGGGGCAGATTGTCACGAAAACAGAAGATGGTTCTGACGTGGTGGAGACCCAAGAGCAGATATGCAGGATATGAGGGCATTATAGCAGATGGTTCTATCCGTTCTGGCAAAAGTGTCAGCATGGGTTTTTCATTTGTAATATGGGCTATGAGCATGTTCGATAGACAGAATCTCGGCATGTGTGGAAAGACAATAGAGTCTTTCAGGAGGAATGTGCTTGCCACTTTAAAGAAACAGTTGCGTGCAAGAGGGTATTCGGTAACTGAGCGCAAGAGCGAAAATCTGGCTGTTATATCAAAAGGCAGTAAAGCGAATATGTTCTACATATTTGGTGGTAAAGATGAGCGTTCGCAGGACTTGATACAGGGTATAACTCTTGCAGGGCTTTTCTGTGATGAGGTTGCCTTGATGCCGGAATCATTTGTCAATCAGGCAACTGCCAGATGTTCCGTTGAAGGTTCAAAGTGGTGGTTTAACTGCAATCCGCAAGGACCGCATCACTGGTTTAAACAGCATTGGATTAATAAGTGCAGGAAAAAGAAGCTTGTGTATCTGCATTTCACAATGGCGGACAACCTGACACTCAGCGAGGCAATTAAAACCAGGTATTCAGAGCAATATGCCGGGGTATTCTTCAAGCGGTACATATTAGGACTGTGGGTAGTTGCAGAAGGCATCATATACGACATGTTTGACAGGAAAAAGCATGTCATCAGGATACCGCCGGAACAGCTTAAACAGGAATTCTTCATATCAAGCGACTTCGGTATCCAGAACGCTAATGTATGGCTTAAATGGCACAGGATAAAAGATACGAACAGATGGCATGAAGTGGCAGAGTCAGTATATTCAGGAAGAGATGAAAAGAGACAGAAGACAGTCAAGGAGCTTGCAGATGCCCTGGATGAGCTGTGTAGTAATAGAAAGCCTAAAGCAGTAATTATTGACCCATCGGCAGCAGCTATGAAAGCAGAGCTGAAAAGACGTGGGTACAAGGTACTGTCGGCGGACAATGATGTTGTAGATGGGATAAGTGATGTGCAGACAATGCTGTCAGAAGGACGTTTGTCAATAGATTCATCATGCAAGCACACAAAGACAGAGTATGAGTCATATGTATGGGATTCCAAGGCAGCAGACAGAGGAGAGGACAAGCCGTTAAAGGTATCAGACCATTGCATGGATGCAACGAGATATTTTGTCAGAACAATGAGGCTGGTTAAAAGAGATAAGACACAGGAACAGCGGGAAGATGGATTATTTATGTTGTAGGAGGGTAGAGATGAAGACATATCAGGATTTATTAAACGCAGGACAGGATGACAGGAGTAAAGCCCTGTTCTGCAGAGAGGCAATCAATGAATTTAAGGGCAGCAGGGATTATGATGAGGCTGTTGTCGGTGAAGCGTATTATAACAAGCATAATTTGACGATTGAGCGTTTCCAGAAGTTCTTGTACACAGTAACAGGAAGACAGATACCAGATCTTATATCAGCGAATTATAAGCTTAAAACAACATTTTTTAGAAGGTTCGTCCAGCAGCAGGTTCAGTATGTACTTGGCAACGGAACAATTCTTCAAAATGCAAACAACAAGGATAAGCTGGGAAAAGATTTTGATTTTAAGCTAATTACGGCGGCGAAAAGAGCTATGGCAGGAGGCAGGGCATTTGGATTTTGGAATGTAGACCATCTTGAAGTGTTCGGGTTTGCTGACACGCCAGCAGAACCGGGATTCTGTCCGCTGTATTCGGAAGAGAACAGCAAGCTTATGGCAGGAATACGCTTCTGGCATAAGAAGATCAAAAATAACATACTCTACATGATGACTTTGTATGAAGAGGATGGATACACAGAGTATCGTCAGAACGAAAATAGTGAGCCTGAGGTTGTACAGGCTAAAAGAGCATATAAGATTAACAGGATATCCACTAAAGCAGATGGGATTCTGAAAGAGATAGGCGAGAATTATACAAGTCTGCCTATTGTCTGTTTGTACGCTAATGACAGCCACGAAAGCGAGCTTGTAGGACACAGAGAGGCTATTGACTGTTACGACTTGGTTAAGTCTGGATTTGCCAACAATATAGATGATTTAGATGGTTTGTACTGGATTGTACAGAATGCAGGTGGAATGGATGACACTGACCTTGCAAGATTTATCCAGAGGCTTAAGACTACTCATACTGCAAGCTTAGATGGTGATGATGGAGTGACAGCGACACCACATGAAGCAAATATACCTACAGAAGCAAGAAAGGCTATGCTTGACCTTTTGAGAAGCGATTTGTATGAGGACTTCCAGTCGGTTGATATCAAGGCACTGTCGGCAGCAGCCAAGACAACACAGGAGATAAAGGCAGCATTTCAGGCTATGGATAATAAATGCGCCGATTTTGAGTATTTCATAATTGATTTTGTTCAAAAAATCTTAGAATTGGCACAGATTGATGATGAGCCAAGCTATGTCTGGAACAGGATGATTAATCAGACCGAACAGACACAGATGATATTGTCAGCCGCCAACTATCTGACAGACGACATGCTTATTAAAAAACTGCCATTCCTTACACCAGAGGAAGCGGATGAGGTTATTAAGGGCAGAAAAGAGATGGAAGTAAGCCAGTTTGAAGATGATAATGCGGATGAAGATTTACAGGATAGCACTGTGGCTGTGTAGAATGACGATACAGGACTGAAAGACAATAAGGAGTAAAATTGTATGGGGTATGCAGAGGATAAGACAGAAGAGGAGCTTATAGGGCTTGAAAGGGCTATCACAAGAGAATACAGACAGGCTTATAAAAGCGTTCAGATGAAAGCAGCCAAGTATTTTGGAATATTCGAGGAACGTGATAAGAAGATGCGTGAAGCCTTAAAAGATGGTACATATCCTAAGCTTGAAGGTGCATCTGCATGGATGACACCTGAAGAACATTATAAGCAGTGGAGACTTGCACAGATAGGACGTGGCAAGCGTTGGGAAGCTGTGCGTGATGACCTTGCAGACAGCATAACCAAAGCTAATGAGATGGCTGCCAACATAGTTAATAAAAAGACTGCTGGAATATTCGGGTTTAACTATAATTTCTCTGCATACGAGATAGAAAAGAAGGTTGGTAAGGGTGTGGCGTTTAATATATACAATGAGCATGCAGTCAAGGAGCTTCTGGAAGGTAAAAATCACACTGAGTTCAGAGTATTGCATGTTAACCGCAAGCGTGATTATGCATGGAATCAGAAGAAAGTCCAGGCAGCCCTTACAAGTGGAATATTGCAGGGACAGAGTGTGCCAGAACTTACGGATGCGTTTCTTGGCGTTATGGGAAGTAACAGGAAGGCTGCTATAAGAAATGCACGTACAGCAGTTACAAGCGCACAGAACGCAGGTGCGATTGGACCATGCAAAAAGCTTCAGGAGATGGGAATTGAGGTGTTGCTGCAATGGCGTTCTGCTCATGATGGCAGGGTAAGAGATTCACACGCTCATCTTGATGGAGTAAGGATTAAGCCAGGCGAGACATTCCCAAATGGCTGCCGCTATCCAGGAGACCCACAAGGAAGAGGCGGTGAAGTCTATAATTGCCGATGTACGCTTATCAAGATACTGCCTAAGTATAATGGGGACACTATAGAGAGTAAGAACACAGAAGCGGATTATAAGGCGTGGCTGGAAGGAAAGAAAGATGAATGGACAAAGTCAATGGCTGATGGTGACAAGATTGGTTTGCAAGAAATCAAACCTGATGATAAAATGAAGGTGCAAGATAAGATTTCAGAAATCAATAACAAAATTGATGATTTAAAACATCAGTTTAGTGATGCAACAGAAGGCTATTCATATGATGATTGGTTTAGTGAATTTGATTCAATAGAAGATGGTTTTGGTGATGTTGCAGAAGATGATGAATTATTCATTAAACTTAGTACACTCGACCAAGAAATAACAGATGCTACAAAACAAAAGTCAAGTTTGTTAGCACAAAAGGAAAAGCGTGGTCAATTAGACACTGGTTATAGTGGGAAAATTCCTGATGAAGAACTTGATAAATATAACGCAAAGGCATTTGAACAAATCAAGTTAGACACTGCATATTCAGGTGAAAAAGCAGAAGAATTTCATGATGCCTTGAAAGAATACTTTGGTGGTGATTATGATACAATTATTTCAGGTGAAACAAAGACTGCAAAAATAATTCGTGATGGTCTTGATAGGATGCCGACCTATGATGGTTCAGTTTATAGGGGGTTATGTTTTTCTGATACTTCTGATAGTACTATAACACAGTTTATCAACTTGAAACCGGGTGATAAAGTACCTTCAAAGGGAATCTTATCTAGTTGGTCAAGTAATGAAAGAGTTGCAGAAGCATTTGGCGCTGCATCAACGCAAAGTGCAGAATCAAGTACTGTTATACTTGAATGTGTGGATAACAAAACAGGAGTTGGTGTTCAGCATCTTTCAAAATTTGGTGATAGAGAAGCAGAAGTGCTATCCAGTGCCAATTATGAAGTTCTTGAGGTCGTGACAGAAAGCAAATATGATTATGTTTCAAGAAGAAAAGATTTATTGTATTTCCCTGATGATTTAACCACACTGGAATCCGAATTGAAAAAGCAAGTGGTGTGTGTAATAAAAGTGAAAGAGGTGTAGCCTATGTTGGAACGCAATAAAAAGAATGATGGATTAGTTCGTCAATATAGAGAGCTTCAGAAAAAGGCAAAAAATGCAGCTAATAAAACAGAAAAAGAACATTATGAAAAAT